TCGTATTGCAGAAGAACTCTCGCGTACGAATCCCAAGAACAAGGGGAACAAAGTCATCTATTGCGTTGGAATGACTGCAGACGAGATAGCAGATATAGTTCACCACACTCCAGGCGAGGCCTTCGAGAACGACTTTCAGAATAACGACGGAACACAACCCGCCGGTGTTCGAAAATGGGAATCCATGTTTTATTATAAACTGGGTGCGCCAAAGTGGTTCGTGCGTGAATTTGCGAAAAACACCAGCGTGAGGGTATTTACGAGGTATGGTGTCAAGGGAATAGTGAAGGGACAACGTTGGAGCGGCGAGGTTACTACCACCACTGGCAACGGATATGTTAATGCGTGCACTTCACTAGCTGCACTCGCAATTGGAGGGATCACGGAAAGCACCACTTTGGTATACGGGGATGATGGAATAACGTACACGATGCAGAATAGGAAGACTTTGGTTGAATCTTTCGATTCCGTGGCGGCAGAATCTGGCATGAAGACTGATGGAAAAGTTGTGGAGATGAGGGAGCAAGCTACGTTCTTACGCAAGCGCTTCGTGCCAAGTGTCAATCGAACATTCCCCGTGCCATCGTTTGGTAGGGTTATATGCAAGTTACCAGTCCGGTCGAATAATAACCGGGCTGTCAAAGATGAAGATTACATGGCTGGGAAACTCCTGTCAGCCGCGTATGAACACCGCCATATAGCTACCTTACGAGAACTCCTGCTCGAAACGGCTGAACAATTATCGCCAACGCCTTTCCTTGATATGAGGAATCAGGCGATGGCATACAAGTACACTGCAGAGGAGCTTAAGACTATGACAATGAATGCTAACACCATTGACCCCGATTATTTGGGCTCTTTTCTCCACAATGTCTACGGCGTTTGGGAACATGAGCTCGTCGATTGCTACATTTCAGTGTGTGATGGAATCCTCGGGTTCCAGCGTGTGAATGGAAGGTCAGGGAAACAAAATGTGCACATCGCCCCGAAGATACCTAGGGCTTTGTGGGACACAAAATTTGAATCCATAGTTGCTGTTGATGTCTCTCTGTAAGGGTTGTGGCTGACGTCCATGGAGTTTAGGTGGTTCTCCATGTAAAATAACAAGATACCCGTCCACCACACCGTCAAG